ATTTCACTCCCGCCCGAACTCATCCGGGCAGCGCGCAAGGTTTCATCAGCGCAGGGCATGAGCCTGAGCATGTTCGTGAGACAACTTTTGATGAAGCAACTGGGGGAAGCGAAATGACCCCGCAACTCGTCACGACCAAGGAAGCCGCCACGCTGCTTCGCATTTCCCGCAACAAGGTTGCGAAACTTTTGCCGCGCGTCCGGCTCTCGGCGCACGGCACCCGATACGACTTGGCCGACATCGCCAAGCTCATCGAGAGCAGAAAGGAAACACACACATGGACTTAATCAACATCACACTCGGGGCCGTCGTTGTTTTGTCGGCTGGGGCACTGGCGGCAATGTCCGCCTACGAATACGGCTACCGCCACGGGCGGGCGCGGACCATGGAACTGGCCGACCGGCGCGTGCAGGGCGTGCTGGCCGAACTGGCGAAGTCGCCGAAGCGGCTCAACTTGCCGAAGCGGAAGGCGGTGAAGGCGTGAGCATTTCGCCTAACAAGATCGACCGTCGCGGGGAGCGTCCTTGCCTCGAGCCCTGGGTGCTAGTGGCGGTGATGGAGGAGTTGTCCAAGACGCGCAAGCCGCTAACTCTGTGGCAGCGGTTTGTGAAATGGCTGAAAGGGCTGGCCTAACATGAAGGGCACCGGCAACAAATACATTCGGCGCATCGGGGCGCGGTTTTGCGTAGTGCTCCGGCAGGGCGACACCGATTTGAAAGTCTTTGCTGGCGACAACATCGAGGACGCGCGGGCGGTGCGGGATGAACTGCTCAAGCGGGTGCGTCCGACGACTCGTTTGGTGCCGGAGCCGGTGGCAGAGGAACCTAAGCGGGCGGTGCCGGTAGAGCGGCGCTTGCGGCGGCGGAAGGGCGATTATTTTGCCACCGGGAGCGTGCTCTTGACGGCGGCGGTTTTTAGGACGCGCGAGGCGTATCACTGGGCGCAGGACATGCTGGGTACGGCGCGGGCGGTGGATGCCATGCGGGAGGTGCGGTCGTGAGTGAGGCCATTTACCAAGCACGGATTGCCGCGATGGAGTCGGAGATCGCGGCGCTGTACAAGGCCGCGAGCGACGCGACGCGGGAGAATATGGAACTACGGCAGCGTCTGGAGTGCATCGGGCGGCAGGCGGACAACTATATCGCGCTGGTGAAATTGGAACGTGAACTCAAAAAAGTGCGGGAGAAAGTATTATGGAACTGAACGACGCGATTGCGCTTTTAACAACTTACAACCGCTGGCGGCGTGGTGAGGATGAAACCCTCGACATGCCGAACCCGCGGGAGATCGGGATAGCGTTGGACACGGTTTTGGCGGCGGTCATTGAGGGCGGCACTGGAAATTCCGGGGTCGAGCGACCTGAGCCGTCGCCACATTTTCAGCGCGAGCGGGACGAGGCGAGACAACAAGAGCAAATCCACTACGACAACTTCCTATCTATGCAAAAAGAGCGTGACGAGGCGCTTGCTGCCGCGACGTGGTCGGTGCAATGGCTGGACACGGTGATTGACCGGCTGCAGCACGAGCCGACGATTAAGGAGTTGTTCGAGGACATGGCGAAGGTGCGGGAGACGAACTCCGTGCTGGACGGTGAATGGAACCGGTGCGGATGGACTGGCACACAGGCGGCGCGGTTTTTGAAAAATTGGCGGAAGGAGGAGGCGTGAGCAAGGGCGACCGCATTGAGGTTTTGTGGGCGGTGCGTGAAGACGGGGCGGATGTTGAACGATGGCTGCCCGGCGTGCTGCTCAATCGTCACGAGGACGGTCGGTGCGTGGTGAAGATGGACAATGGCTGGTATTGCAACGATGCCGCGCCGCAGTGTGTGAGGGAGGCGCAATCATGAGCGGCTACCCGACGTGGATTTGCGCGAAGTGCGGGCGGGCTTATGGGCGGCGGCCAGACGGCAACCCTTATGGTGCGACCTGGCATATCGGGGGCTGCGACATTTGCGGTGATGCGTCGGTCGAGGTGACGGAGCCGCGGGATTTTGGGTATCTGAAAATTGAGGAGGAGGCGGAATGAGCAAGGCGGCACGCGATAAAGGGAAGCGCGGAGAGCGTTTGTTCCGCGATCTGTGCCGGGCGCATGGGTTCATCAAAACCGAGCGCACCGGATGGCATCAGTCGTTTGCGGGTGATGCGGCGGCGGATGTGACGATTCCCGAGCTGCCGACGCTGTGGCCGGAGGTGAAGTTTGTCGAGAAGCTGAACGTGCGCGCGGCATTTGAGCAGGCGGAGAAGGCGGCGGCCATTGGCCTGACGCCCGCCGTGTTTCACAAGACCTCGGCAAAGCCGTGGCTGGTGACGCTGGCGGCTGAGGATTTTTTCGGAATTTGCAGACGAAGCGACTTGGTGGAGTCACCAAGCGACCCGCCCGCATGAACCAAAACAAAGACCGCGCCGAGGCGGCAACCTCGACGCGGCAGTAACACACACAATGGAGACTAACCCAAATAGCGTGTCAAGCGGAGGCAAGCAAATTGCCGCCGCGCTGGTCAAGGCCCAAAAGGACTTTGGCCCGGCACTGAAAACGAACAGCAACCCGCATTTCCGCAGTAAATACGCGGGACTTGATGCGTGCGTCGAGGCGGTGATCGACGCGCTGAACAAGCACGGTATTGCACTAACGCAGCACACGCACAACGTGGGCGGCGGCGTGGAAGTGGGAACGGTGCTCGTGCACGAGAGCGGCGAGACGATGAGTTTCGGCAGACTTTTTGTGCCGTGCTCGAAGAATGACCCGCAAGGCTACGGGTCGGCACTTACCTACGCGCGGCGCTACTCGCTGACGACGGCGCTTGGCATTGCGCCGGAGGACGACGACGGCAACGCGGCATCACGACCGGCGACGACTTACGCGGCACCGGCGAAGCCTGCACCACGCACGACGGATCTTTCGCCCGCAAAAAAACCAGCGGCAACGAAAACTGAAGCGGCAGCATCGCCCGAGGACGGCGAAGACCTTCCGTGGAACTAACGAAAAACACTCAAAATTATGATTAGTCTATCAATCAAAACAGAAAAACTGGAGAAGGAACACATCATCGCGGGCAAGAACGGCAAGATCGTCGCCGTGGTCTTATTTGAGAACAAGGACGGCAAGAATCAATACGGCGATGACGGATATGTCGTTCAAAGCGTGAGCAAGGAAGCACGCGAAGCAGGAGTGCGCGGCCCTATTGTCGGCAACTGGCGGCACATCGGCCAAGGGGCCAGCGGCAACGCAACCACCCGCAACAACGAAACGGAGGGCGACGATCCGTTTTAATTATGGACGCCACGACCTACCGCAACACGGAAGGCATATCGGCCTCCGACATCAAGTGGATATTGCCGCCGAAAACCCCGGCGCACTATCACGCATACAAGACGGGACAGATCGTGCGGGAAGAAACCCGCGCGCTTGTCATCGGCACGCTCTGCCATCTGGCGGTGCTGGAACCGGAACGCTTGCCCACGGCTTTTGCCGTGCGGCCAGCGGGCCTCGACTTCCGCACCAAAGACGGCAAGGCATGGAAGGAAGCGCAGGGCGACAAGCCCATCTTGGACGAAACGGAAGCGGCCATGCTTGACGGCATGACGAAATCCGTTGCCGCACACCCCGCTGCTGCCGCCCTGCTTGATGGGGCGCAGCGCGAGGTAAGCTTGTTCAAGGAACACCGCACGGGGCTAAAGCTCAAGGGACGGCTCGACGTTCTCGGCGATGGCTACGTGGCGGATGTTAAGACCGCCGAGGCAGGGGATGCCGGGGGCTTTGCCGCCGCCGTCTTCCGCTACAATTACCATGTTCAGGCGGCAATGTATTGTCAGCTTGCCGGGGTGGAGCGGTTCTCGTTCATCACGGTCGAGAAAGTCGCCCCGTTCGCGGTAGCGGTCTATGACCTGTCGGCCAAGGCAATTCAAGTTGGGCTTAACTCGCTCAACTACGCTTTGGACACCATCAGTGCGTGCGAGGAGGCGGGCGAATGGCCCGCTTACGCGCGGGACGCGCAAACGCTCGACCTTCCGGCATGGGCCTACAAGTTGGCGGAAGGGAGTGGGCAATGAATCTCCACGAACGAGCCGCCTGCGACGGCCTGCTACCGGATGAGGATACGCCCATCGCGTCGCACATGGAGTGGTTGCGCGATCACTGCGAGCGATTGCAGTGGGAGTTAGAACGCACCAGCCGGGAACTGATTGAAGCAACCGCGAAGCTGCGGGCGGGAGGAAGCAAACAATGACCGCGCCCCCACGCACATGGTGGGTAGTATTTAACCCCTACCGAAACGAATCCCCGCAAGTGCGGCATGAATATTTCGCCACGGCGCAGCAAGAGGCCGAGCGCATTTGCCGGGTCGAGGGGGTCAAAGTCCACGTCCTCAAATGCGAGGGCACATGGTTCCCGCCACAGGCACCGGAGCCAAGATGGGAGGTGCGGCGATGACTTGGCAACCCGAACTGACGTTTGCGCCCGTCGAGACGCACAAGCGTCCGACGCAGGCTGGCCGCATCCTCGCGTATTTACGCGCGGGGAACCGGATCACGGCGCTGGAGGCACTGGAGCGGTTTCAGTGCTTCCGGCTCGCCGCGAGGATTCACGAATTGCGACAAGACAACTGGCAGATCATCGAACGCACGGTCGAGACGGCCAGCGGCAAACGGATCGCGGAATACTCGCTATGAAGATTGAGCCGTCCTTCTGCGACCACTGGAAGACTAAGCGCCTGCACCGCGTATGCGGGGCCGAGGCGGTCTTGGGCCTGCTCCGCTTGTGGGGGCAGGCCAAGATCAAGCGGCAATACACGGGCCTTGTCCTTAACCCGACCAAGCTCGCCGCCGTAATGGAATATCCCGGCGACGAGGCGTTGCTGTGGGCGACCATGACCGACCCCGCTGCCGCATGGCTCGACGGCGCAGAGGACGGCACATGGTCGCTACACGGCTACGCCGAGCATCAAGCGCAGATTATCCGGCTTTGGGAGATTGGGCGCAAAGGGGGGAGGCCAAAAACCGCCATTCCTTCCCCCATACCCCCTTCCCTTAATACATCCTCTTCCTCTTCCTCTTCACCCATTAGCGAACCAAATGGAAACCATATGGTTTTTCAGACCCCCACCTTGGAGGAATTTATAGAGGCGGGGAGGCAGGCGGGGATTGAGCGGGAGATTGCCGAGGAAATCTGGCACGACAACGAATCGCGCCCGATTACCCCGGATGGGAGATGGACGGACTATCGCGGCAACCCGATTGCGAAATGGCAGGCGAACATGAGCGCCCGCGCCTTGCAGATGAAAAGTCGCCGAGGCGGCGTCATCACCAAAACGCACAACGGGGCAAACGGGAAGACCGAGACCCCGTGGGCAATAAAACAGCGTCTGGAGGCTATTACGCGCGAAATAGAGGGCATCCGAGCGGACAGACGGAATCGGATTCCCGACCCGGAGAAACCTTGGGAAAGCACAATGGCCCCGAACGCGGCGGCAAAGGTCAAGGCTCTAAAGGCAACAGCGCAAGAGTTGAACCGCAAACTTGCGCTTTCGGAAAAGGAGGCGGCATGAGCGAAACCCTTCGCCCCTTCCGCCTCGCAACGCTCATGGAGGCCGTCAAGATTGCCGAGCTTCGCTATCTGGAGGCGCGGGTCGGCGGGATGAACAACGCCACGACCTACCAAAGCGATTTCGTCGAGGTCATGTCACGCGACGTTGGCGGCATCCTTGCCGAGTTGGTTGTCGGGCGAAAGTTCAGCCGCACGTTCCTCCCGGCGATTAACACGTTTCACAAGCAGGCGGACGTTGGCGAGGACATCGAAGTGCGGTCAACCCCGCACCTTAACGGATCGCTCATCCTGCGCGACAACGACGATCCGGGGCGTCGATACGTGCTGGTCATTTGCGACCCGATGGCAGGCTTTGAGGTTAAGGGGTGGTGCTACGGCATCGAAGCCATGACGGACGAATGGCACATGAAGGGCGAGGGACGCCCGCATTGGCGCTACAAGGGGCCGCTGCGGGCTTTTTCTACGCTGACGCTGGAACGACCCAAGGACGCACCGACCAATGCCGAGACGGCCAGCGCGGAGTATTCGTGGTGAGCCAGACGCTTATGCGATGGATCGCAGACAACAACCTTGACCCGCGCCTTGTCATGAACGCGCTGCAAGATCACGGTAAATGCTCTGACCTTTGCGTCGAGGTCGAGGACGTAGGCAATGGGGGCGAATGCTTGCGGTGGTTGGTGCAGCGTGACGTAAGGGAATATCGGAGAGCGGGAAAATGAGCGAAGCATACAAACAACTGCCGGGTCATCAATACGCTGGCAAGACGATGGGACGCGGACACAGGCAGCGCAGTAAGATTATGAAGGCACTCAAGGGCGTGGCGTCTTTGGCTTTGATTGATGAGGTGATGCGCGAGGATAGGCAAAGGGTTTTTGCTATGGCCCCCCCGGTAAGGAATCTTTTTGAAGGGCGGAAATGACGCGGTTTAGGGGTCATTCGGTGTTAATTTGAGTGTTAACTGCGCGTTGTAAAAGTTAACACGAAGTTGACACGGACGATGTTGACATGACTGTCCGCGCTCTTGCCGCCGCCCTCGGAATTACCGGGGCCGGGGCGCATAAGTGCATCAAGCGCGGGATGCCCATCGACAGCATTGAAGCCGCTCAATCTTGGTATCAGCGCAATGGCCGCAGCCGCATAGCGAGCCAGCCCCGGCCAGCGCCGAGCCCGACTCCCGCCGAAAGTTCCACGGAGAACGAAGAATCCCCCGAACCCGCCGAACCCGAACCCGTCGCGGAACCAACCAAGACCTTCACCGATACCGACAACTGCCGGGAGGCGTTAAACGAGCAAAGGCAGCTACGCAAACACGCCGCCGCCCAAGTCGCGCGCCTGCACCACTCCGGGGATATCGAGGCATCTCGCCGCTGGGCGCAAACGCATCAGCAATACATCGCCAAGCAAGTCGCCTATGAGCGACAGCTTCGTGACCTTATGGAGCGGGACGGCAAGACGATGCAAGTCGAGGACGCCGAGCGGACATATCGGCAAGTCTTTAGCGATCTGCGGCAAAAGCTGGTCGCTGCCCCCGCCGCCTTGTCCGCGCAACTTAATCCGAACGACCCGATCCACGCCCAAGGGATCATGGAGAACTGGATCAGAATGCTTTTCAAAGAAACCAACCGACCAAATGAAAACCGTAACACTGCCACTTGATAAACTCATTGCCTACGCAGGCAACCCGCGAAAGAACGATCACGCCGTCGAGGCCGTAGCTTCTGCCATCAAACGCTTTGGCTTTCGCGTCCCGGTCTTGGCGAAGTCGGACGGCTCGCTGATTGACGGACATCTGCGGGTGAAGGCCGCAAAGCACCTTGGCATGGAGGAAGTGCCTGCCGTCTTGTGCGACGATTTAAGCGAGGCCGACATCAAGGCTCTGCGGATTAGCATCAACCGCATGGCGGAACTGGCCGAGTGGGACGCTGAGCTATTGAGCGCGGAGCTTGAGGGATTGGCGGCGGAAGGGATCGGGCTGGAGGACGTTGGGTTTGATGAATCATCTCTGAAAGAGCTTGGCGCATTGCTGGATCAACCGCCCGGAGAGTTGGGCGAGGGGCAATACACCAAAAAAATCACTGTTCCAATTTATGAGCCACAAGGCCCCAAGCCACCAGTGTCCGAGTTGTTTGATTCGGAAAAAACTGAACGACTTTTGCAGAAGATCAGCGAAGCCAACTTATCAGAAGAAATCGAAAAATTTCTTTGCTTGGCTGCTCACAGACACGCCGTGTTCAACTTTCAGCAAATCGCGGAATACTATGCTCACTCCGAACCAGAAGTGCAGCGACTATTTGAGGAATCCGCATTAGTCATTGTCGATTTCAACAAAGCACTGGAATCGGGCTACGTCACTTTAGGAGAAAAACTGCGCGACTCATACTTGGAGGACTTCAACAATGAGCAGTAAGGCTGATTTGCCGCTCATGATGATTCTCACTCATGGGCGTCCCGAGAGAGTCCACACTTACGACTCGCTGCGCCGACAGGGCTACACTGGCCGCATCTGCATCCTTATCGACAACGAGGACAAGATGCGCGCCGAATATGAGCGGAAGTTTGGCGATCAAGTTTATGTGTTCGACAAGATAGCAGAAGCGAAAAGAACAGATGCGGGTGATAATTTTCCGCACCGCAAAGCCATTGTGTATGCGCGTAACGCATCATTCAAAGCTGCCAAAGACCTGGGCTATCGTTACTTCGTCCAGTTAGACGATGATTACACGAAATATCGCTATCGCTTCAATCATCGCATGGCCTTTGCATCGGGCGAAGAACTTATAGAAGTCAAAAACATGGATGCAGTGACGCGCGCACTGCAAAAATTTTACGAAGAGAGCGGAGCGGTCGCCATGTCGATTTCACAGGGCGGAGATTTCATCGGTGGCGCTGGCAACAACTACATCAAGGATGGTTGGCACCTAAAAAGAAAGTGCATGAATTTCTGGTTTTGTGACACGGAAAAGCCCTTCGCGTTTATGGGTCACATGAATGAAGACTGCACGGCGTATGTGCTGCATGGTCTTCGAGGAGGGTTATTTTTCCACGTTCCTCTAATTGAACTAACTCAGATGCCAACGCAGAAAACGGCGGGAGGAATGACCGACGTTTATCTGGAAAGCGGAACGTATGTGAAAACATTTTACACCGTGTTGGCCGCTCCATCATGCACGAAGATAAATACCGTGTGTCCGTCGAGCGGACGCATTCATCACAACATCAAGTGGAACAACGCCTGCCCAAAGATCATTGACGAAAAATGGCGCAAGGCGGCATGAGCAATAAAGAAGACACTGCAGAGCTTCCGCCGTGGATTGCTTCATTCGCCGCAATGCACAAAAGGCTTTGCGAGTTAGAGCATCAAAGCCGCCTGCTTCGTGAGGAAATGCAATTCATTCGTCGCAATATCGACGCGAAAAAACATGACGCTCACCGCACAACTTGACCGAAGCCTGCGCGATGTGTTCGCACCCATCGACACGCGCAGCGTTTGGCAATGGGCCGAGGACGAGATCGTGCTGTCCCGCCGTCAGACCGAGACGCCGGGGCCGTATTCAACCCTGCTCACGCCCTACGTCCGCGAGCCGTTGGAGTGCTTTAGTGATCCGCGAGTGACCGACCTCGCGCTTTGCTTTGGAACGCAGACCAGCAAAACAACCATCGTCATGATCGGAACAGCATGGCGCATGAGCAACAATCCTTTCCCGACCCTTTGGGTCATGCCCACGGAAAGCATGGCGCGCTCGTTCTCCGAGAATCGCTGGCAACCGATGGTTGATGACTGCCGCCCTTTGGCCGCGCTCAAGCCGCACAATACGCATCGCTACAAGACGCTGGAGCAGCAGTTCAAAGACGCCACGCTGACCTTCGTCGGGTCTAACTCGCCCTCAAATCTGGCTTCGCGTCCTGCCGGGTTGTTGGTCATGGACGAGACGGACAAGTTTGCCGAGGCCACGGAAAAGGAATCCTCTGCCGTAGCCTTGGCCGAGAATCGCACCAAGAGCTACACGAACGCGCTCCGGGTGAAGACCTCGACACCGACCACGCCAGACGGCGAAATCTGGACGGCATTTCAATCGGGCGATCAGCGCTATTACTACGTCCCGTGTCCGCATTGCGGCGACAAGCAACGGCTGGAGTTCTCACAGGTCAAATGGGACAAGGAGGCCAAGCTCGACGGCAAGTGGAACGAGGACGCTGTGCGCGCTTCGGCTTACTACGAGTGCGCGGCTTGCCAAGGCAAGATCACGGACGGCCACAAAACCAAGATGCTCCGCGAGGGCGAATGGCGCGCAACTAATCCCGCCGCCTCTGCGGGACGCCGCAGCTATCATCTCAACTCGCTTTATGCGCCATGGCGTTCCTGCGGCTTTGGCGAACTGGCGGCAAAGTTTTTGCAGGGGAAGGATACGCCCGCCGATTTGCAGGACTTCAACAACTCAACGCTGGCGATTCCATACGCGCCGATCGACGTAAACGTGCGCGAGGAAAAGGTGAGGCAATGCCGGGACGTTTCGTGCGAGTGGCAAAAGATCCCGCCGCACTGCTCCGGGGATCGCCTGGCTTATTTATTCCTCGGCGCTGACCCCGGACAAAATCAGACGCATTGGGTTGTTTCCGCGATCAGCATCACGGGAGAGATTACACCGATTGATTGCGGCACGGTCTTGTCGCCCGAAGACCTTATTGCCTTCGTGCAGGAAGATAACCCCGCGCGTCTTCGTTACCTCGACGCGGCGGGCAATGACGTTTTTATTCAGCGCGGGCTTGTCGATAGCGGCTACCTCACCGAGCGCGTTTACAATGTGTGCTATGCCACGGCCCCGGTGCTGTGGCCGAGCAAGGGAAGTGACGCAGCCTTCGGCAAAGACCCAGTGCGATACACGCGCTTGCAACAACCCGAAGGCTTGGGGCTTTACACCTACATCGACCAAACGCTCAAGACGGAGTTCTATGATTGGCGAATCAATCGCCGCCGCGTTCCGCTTTTCCGTTTGTCGATCGACGCCCCGGACTCGCTCATCGCGGGACTCAGCGGGCAGCAACTCATGACGAAGCGCACGGCGGGCGGGACGCTGCAAACGTGGAAGAAGTTGCCGAACGATCACTACGGGGATTGCTGCAAGCTGGCCGTGGTTAGTTGGCAAATTCTCCGGGGGAATTTTGACGCGGGCGCGGCTCCGTCAGAAGAAGTGACTCCGTAAACCCTCTGTTTTCAAGGGTTAGGGGGGGGGTGAAAAAAAAGATGAAAAAGGTGAAACTTTTCCCTTTACAAAGACAAGCGGTTGTCTTAATTTGGGGGAGTAATGAAAACACAGAACACAAACACAACTCAGATACTCAACACGTTCAAATGCGAAACCGGAGTCGGCATGGAAATCGCCTGCGGTAAAATTTCTGCCTACGTCTATTTCAACAAGTGGGGCATCGACATTTGCCAGAACAACGCGAGCCATCGCGCGTGGAAGGGCATGGGCAAATTCTACCGCAGCCTCGACGAAGCTCTTAATCATTACCGCTCGGACGCCATGCGGAAGATTCTTTTTGTTGCCGCTGCGCACCGCGAAGCCATTGCCGCCTAATCAATTAACCAACCGAACACAGAACAATGAAAACCATACAACAAATCCTCGCCAAGCAGGGCAACCCGTCTTACTGCAAAATTGAAAACGGCCTGTTTATGCCGCTCGTCATTGAGCGCATCGGCACCGGGCCAAACGGGCATCCAGCAATCTCCGTTGCTCACTACTACGAGCAAAACGGCGACCTGCTGACCGATCCCGAAATGTGCTTTGAGGAATGGGACGGCAAGCTGTGGCCGTATTATTTCAAGGCTTGCACGGGCTTTGAGCAAACCGTTTATTTCACCCGTGAAGACGGGGCCAAAATGATTCGCCCAACCGTGAAGCGGGAGCTTCAACAATTCGCAAGCATATGGAACCGCAACATCCGCGAGCAAGGATTTGTCGAAGCCGCGACTAAAATAAAGGGGGCAGCATGAGCAAACAAACCGACATCAGCAAAGCCGCCGCCGCCCTTGGCAAAAAGGGCGGGGCGGCAGGCACAGGCAAGGCCAAGGCCCGCAGCAAAAAGCATTACAGCGAAGCGGGAAAAAAATCCGGGGAGGTTCGCCGCATCCGAGCTTTGCAGCGCAAAGGGGCCATTTGACCGATTTTCGATTTGTGCTAATCTTCGCACCGATGAGATTCACACCTCGCCCGCGTGGCCGCAATGGACCACGCAACCTCGGATGCTAAACGAATAGACGATCAACTGGCGCATCACGCCAACCCGCTTGACGATTACCGCGTCGGGCCGGAGTTGCCGAAGGATGCGCTCTCGGATCACTGCCTCGACGGAATCGCACAATTCCGCGAGCAGATGCGCCGTGACATGGCCGCGCTCATCACCAAGGGCGCAGGCATTGACGCCATCTTGCTTTACTTGCAGGGCATTATCCGCAGGGGCGTCGAGGCGGGAGCCGCCGAGTGGATGGAGCAGGAGAACGATCCCGGCTCTTGCGCGCGGGGCGAGGAGGCTGCGCTCATCATTTTGCAAACCGTCACGGGCACGCTCATGGGCGAGGGCGGTTATGTGCGCGCCTCGGCGCGGCAGATCGCCATGCACGGCTACGCGCTCCTGTTTGCCCTTGGCCGCACGCGTATGACTGAGACTCAGATTGCCGAAAAGTTCGGTTATACGCGGGCCAACGTCAGCGCCACGGTGCGGCAATATAAACGCAAATTTGACCTTCGGCAATCGCGCGGAATGAAGTCAGACCGTGCGGTCGAGGTTTATAGAAAACGGGCTAAAAAAGTCCATAACCAAAGAAAAGAAACACAGAACAAATGCAAAACGAACTACACCTCAACCAACCGTCTCTCAACCTTGAAGTCTGCGTTGATGCAGAAACTTGTGCCGCAGAGCTAAAACGCTGCGCTCACGAAGCCGACCGCTGCGCGGCCCTTGCCCAAGCCGGGGCCGAGCTTGCCATCGGTCACGCTTGGAACGCGGGGGCAATCTGCAATAAGGCAAAGGAAATCTTGCCGCACGGCGAGTTCTTGCCGTGGCTTAAAAAATGCGCGGAAGAACAAGACCGCTCAATCGTTACGCTGAACAAGTGGATGAGGCTGGCAAATAAAAAGTTAGATTTTTATTTGAGCAACGAGAACGTGAGAGGAATCAATGACGCCTACAAGTTGACGGGCATTATTCCGGAGCCAGAACTCAAAACCGAAGGCGAGGGCGAAAGTGACAAGGACAAGCAGCCATTCTCGCTATCTTTCCGCACAGTCTATCGTCTCCCGTCCGAGTGGAGCCGCGATGCGGCAAAAGACTTTCTTTACGAGTTCGATCGCCTTGCCCGCTTGGCCGTGCAGTTGAAAACGGAGTTCGGCCTGTGAGCGCGGATCGCCTTATGCCCGCGCTGATCTTTTGCTTCGCGTCGATTGGCTTTGTTTGGTCGCTAGAAGCAGTTGCGCGTTTTTTTTGCAGGTGGTTCGGCTGGTAAACGTCGCGCATTGACATTGAGAGAATAAGCATGACCTCCGAGTTGGCAGGAATCAGGAAACACTTAAAACGCACAAAGACATTAGCGCAGCTAAAGTCATTGGCAGACGAACTGTATTCCATTGCTGACTCGGAGGTCGTTATTACTTCGACCGGCTTTGAGGGTGGAAGCGCCAGCGGGCAGGCGCGCAAGTATAGCAAAGGCGACATCCTCAACATCGTCGA